TGCTGTTTTTTCAGTTTGATTTGTTGAATCAACAAATTTAATTTGGTCAACTGTTGCAGTTTTACCAGTTGTCGAAACATATCTATATCTAATTTTAAACTGAACAACTTCTTGGGAAACTTGATTCCCTATTTTCTTAGGTTCTGGAATAGACCAGAATCCTCTAACTTTATATTTTGGATCAACTGTTTGTAAATCTGCAGATTCCGCTGAAGATTTAATTTCAGTAACTACAGATGAAAATAACTTAGCTTCAGAATCCTTTTGAGAGATTAAAGAGTTAAGCTCATTTTTATGAGTATCTTTTTCAGAAGTTGAACTAAATTTCTTAGTGTTAATTAATGATTTCTTTTGCTTAATCGACTCATCTAATTTCTTAAGAGTTTGCTCTGTAGATATTTTATCAGCCTTAAGTTGTTTAATCTTATCAGTTGTAGTATTATCAGTAAGATGTTTATTTATTTGAACTACTTTAAAGTTAGCTGTGTCAATTGCAGGTGCACTTGGAACAATACCAACTGCTGCTGGCGGAATGTAATCTACCTTTAGCGATTTAATAAATTGTCCAAAGTCAGAAACCTCGTTTTTATAATATTGAGCAAGAGTCATTTTAACTCCAGCAGTATCTGTGATTTCTAATTCATTCGAATAGAATGCAATACCTGGAGAATAATTTTCAGCTGGTATTTTAGAAACTGGATCAATTGGCTTAACAAAGATAACTTGTCTTTCGTTAAATCCAACTTTAATTTCAATGTCTAAATTAGTATCTACGTCTTTATAGATTCCTAATTGATTTGTACCTAATTTAATAGACTCAGAACCTTCTAACAATAATAATTCAACTTGTGAAGTTGAGCTATCGATTGAAACAATTTGGTATCTTGTTCTGTAATTTCCTGAATTAACAATTAATGAATCACTAACCTTTAAAGTTTCAGTATCTTTAAGAGCTTTAGTAGAATCAGTATATGTTAATTTATTAAGCGTATATAATTTAACGGTTTTTGTTTGAGATACTCCATCAATTACTTGTGTTTTTTCAGCATTATCTATTTTAGTAACGTCTAAAAATCCAGTGTATTGAATCATTCGCATCGGCATGTCTAAAACCTCAGCATCGATATAATGTAAATATGCACCATCTAATAATTGGTTTTTAAACGTAGCATAATCTATTTCGCTACCACCTTTGTATATTTCGTCAAACGCAGTTATTGAAGCTAAATCATTTTCATTAAAAATAAATCTTTCAACATAAACCTTTTCGGTTTCTACTGGAATTTGACCAGTAACGTCTAAGTTTACGGTTAATAATGGATTTAAAAAATCTTCGAAAAATTCGTTTAATTTTGTACTAAATGTAGTTGGCGCTGCAAGATTTGTAATTGAAGGTGATGGTCCTTTTAATCTAGCAGTATGGATAGTTCTATAAGATCCATCCTTTAATCTAACATTTGCATTAGATCCTTCAAGTCCACTGATCGAATTAATGTTAGTATTTAAACGCTCAATTTCTCTCTTCAAATATCCGAATGCCGGTATTTGAATAGTTTCCATAGTGTTTGTCTTACTGTTGAAAAGGTCAATAACCACTGTTTCTTTATCAGTGGTTATTGCTTCATTAATTCTGTTGAATGTTTCTAAAGAGTTAGTATTTAACTCTAAGAATTGCTCAAGTAATTGTGATATTGAATTGCTAGCGCTCATATTATCTTATAATTTCAAGTTCAAATGTCTTGTTTATTTCATCAACACATATAAATTCAACGTATGGCTTTTGACTAAGCACATTAGAAGTTTCTAAAGATCCCTTTAAAATCCAACCGTTATTTTTATCCGTGTAAATATTAATTTTGTATGTTCCTAACGATGGTAATGCATTTTTAAAAGATAGTTTAACAACTTGTCCTTTTTTCCATGTATTTATACTATCGTCTAGGTATATATTCAAATCTCCAGTCATCACTCCGGAATTTGTATTAATTCTTAATAAATTATCAAATGGCTTAATTCTTGTAATAATTCCAGTTGATGCAGTTAGGCTTAAATTAAATAATGAAGCAATATTTATTAAAGCACCTGTAGTTCCTCCAATTATATCATAGTTAAAAACATCGTTTAATGCATAACCATTATTATCATTCGATATTTTAATATTTGTAGGATTCGTTTTATCAATTTTGATACCATTTCCATTAACTAAAACATCTGTGTTGTATTGAACTTCGGTTGGAATACTTCCGCTAATAACTTGATTTAATCTAGCGTTAACTGAAGTAATCATATCAATAATTGATGTTGATGTCGCAAAATTAAGGGCTGCATTTTCAAGAGCCAATTCTAAATCTGCAATTCTTGCTCCAAAATCAATAGCTTGATTTGAAGTCATTAAAATGTCCTCAACTTGAGCTAATCTATCTACGATTGCAGCATATCTGTTATTTGCTTCAACCATTAATCGAGCAGCATTTTCTAAGGCAGTTGTTGTGTCTAAGAAAATGTCCATTGAGAACGTCGAGTAATCATTGATGTTAGATTCTAATCCAATATTATCTAATGATGAATTAAATTTAACATTAAGTTTAAGTGCAAAGGCATTACCGTTTAATCCAGTAACATCATTTGGTTTATACTTTGTTAATTCTGGAATGTACCATCCTGATGATGACGGATCATCCTTAAAGTTATCTAAAAGTATGATACCATATAAGTTAGTACTTCTATTTACAATGTTTGATTTTGAATATATGTCATAGTAAACTAAGATTGCATTAAATCTAAAGTCTCCACCTCTTTTAGAATATTCTAAAAAGTTATTTAATTTAGGGTCGTTTGCAATTTTAGAATATATCGATTGGTTCCATTCAATACCATAATTGTATGTATTTGCTGGATCTAAGCCAATTTCTCCACCATTACTTCCAACAGTATCGCCAATTGCGTTCATTGTTAAATTAATGTCTGGATGCGATTGACCTGCTCTTCCATTAATTTCTCCTCCATTTAGATTAACATCATAAGAAGTTGCTGTAGTATTATAATTGCTTGACTTAAACAATACATCTGGAGTATAACCAACAGATGAAGGTACATTTACAAATATTTCATTATAAGTATTTCCTTGATAATTTTTATCATTTGAAACGTCAATATTTCCAAGATACTTTACTACTCTATTGTAATTATTACCAGCTTGAGTTGTGTCTTCAACCTCAATAGCTCTAGAATATCCAGATACTACTTGTTGTGACGTTGCGTTTTTAACTTCAAATGCTCCTAAATGATGTAACCATTTAAAGAAAATCTTTTCAGCATCTGAATCAAAAATAGCAGAATCGAAATCATCATCGTTTAAGATAAAGTTTTCAAAATTCAACGCATAATTTTGCATTGTTTCAGCAAAATCTACATTTGCATTCGAGTTTGGCGTATATTGAGCGCCTGACGCTGTGATTAAATTACCGAATTGAATGTAATTATCACTACTTGAAGAAGGTACTGAAACTACTGGAAGTTCTAACAATGCAAACTTAGAATACTCAAAATTAATATCTGGGTTATAATAAGCTCGTGTTAGATCTCTTGCTGCACTTGAAAATGCATACATAGTTCCACCTTGTTCTTGGGGTATTCTTATTAATGGTGTTGCCATTTAAGCTTGTTTTTATTTTATTAGTAAGTTACTGTTGCATTCATCGCTGAAACAACACGGAATTTAGCTCCATCGTATACTAGTGTGATAGATCCTTTTTCACCAACTTCAATTACAGTAGGTCCTTCAAAACTAGCTGCATCAAATGCAACTACAAATGGTAATGTAGTTCCAACGATAGTTGGAGTTCCAGATACTATAAATGTTATTTGTTGTCCATTTTTAGCAGGTGAAAGAGTAACTGGTGATGCAAATGCGGTAGCAGTTGCATTTAATATGTAAGTTGCTGCATCATATCCAGAAGTTGGAAGAGTAGTTACTCCATCTTCAATTGCAGCTACAATTCCTTTAGCGAAAAACGCTTTTTGGTTAAATGTAGATTCTACGTTAGCGATTAATTCAGTTGTTGTAACTTTAAAAGTATCAATAGTTCCATTGTTTACTAATAAAGTACCAGCACTGACTTGTCCAGTTAAAGAAAGTGTCTGTGCAGTTGTATTTAATCTTGCTGCAATTTGTGCTAATTCAGTATTAAGAGCGTTAAAATTGTTATTAATTACAATTCTAGAAGAAGAAACACTGTCAGTTCCTAAGATTGTTGTTATACTTGCCATTTTAAATGATTTTTAATATATTTTTATTTATTGTGTTTTTATTTCCATTAACGTCAGTCAACTCTAACTCAATACTATAGTCTCCTTTATGCTTAAATAGATATGTCAGCCATGTATTATTATAATATATATCATCAATATTTTGACTATTATTTTTTAGCTTCCATTCTTGAGATACTATTCCAGGCATATTAGTGATATCGTATGAGAAAGTAACATGATTTAACATATTAACTTCAACATGAGTGTCAATAATACAAATGTCATTATAATTTGGATTGTAGCTTGTAAAGTGAACTTCTGATCCCGATGGTATTTCTCCTCCGGATGGATGATTAAATCCAACACTAAAAAAATCATGTGTTCTTGAAGGTTCTTCAGAAACTGCAAGTATGTATGTACATTCATCTTCAATTCCATCTCCATCGTTATCGACTAAAACTGGGTTAAAGTTAAACTTAGAGAATAATGGATGTGCGACTGCACTTAAACCTGAAAGTTCGGTTGCAATATTATTCCATGCTGCCAAATCTAGAGAACTAGTCGGGTACGTCGATGTTATTTGATATGTATCTGTTATTTCAATATTAGTAACAGGATCTATTTGCTTAATAAACATTGTAGAATATTGATTTGAATATCCCATATCCTGTCTAACGTCAATTTTAAACGATGAGTTAATGTCAGCTCCGACTCTCATCATATCCCAATTAACTTCATTTCCATCATTCCAAATATGCGTTCTTAATTCTTTCCATTGGTATGGTCCTGGAGTCTCATTAAATCCAGTAACTGTAGAAGCATCAACATATCTTCTAACAGTTGAGAACTCTTCTCCATCTTGACTGTCATGTACATAGTTTGCCCTGTCTAGTGTTAAGTAATAAGTTGCTATAATACTATCAACAGCTGCTGTGTTCTCTCTTGACCAATCCCAGTCACTACCTGCATCATTATAAGAATACTTGTATTGATCTGAATTTAATTTAGGAAGCATTCTCTGGAATAGTCCGTAAACTTCAACATTTTTATTTTTAACTTCAAAATAGTCAGGTTCTCTGTGAGAACTTCTTACATTATATAAATCATAAATTGCAAGTTCAACTGAATATTTTCCAGAGTATGGAAGTACTATTGGGAATTGCTGATATTCTGGATGAAATACGCCCGCATTATCAGTATATCCAACACCACCTCTAAATGATTTTAAATATCCATTAGGACCTGAAACTGTCCATTCCATTTCATAGATACCTTGTTTCCACCAGTTATTCCAATTTAACATGTGATTTCCAGTATCTGCGGCATCCATGAATGTAAATTCGGCCGAATCCCATGAATCAATAAATGATTCTGCGTTTAATATCACTGGGCATCCAATTGGAATACCTGCCAATGTATTAAAAGTAGATAAATCATCGTTATAATATCCATTATAGAAATTTGTAATTGATTCAGCTATTTCTTCTCTGTCTGTATTTGTAAGAAAATTAAAATCTTGTAAAATTCCAGTTAATCTATAATCAACCTTTCTTAAATCTTCAATAAATAATTGTCTTTCTTTTGGAAATCTACTAAAGTCAACATTTTGTCCGGCGTTTTGAACCTTTATTGAGTGTTGATTATTCCAAACGTTTAAATTAAATTGAGAAAAGTAATCCCCTTCTCCAGTAATATCAACAATCTTTGCTTGAAGAGGTAGAAAATTCTTTTGAAGCTTATTTTTAAGTCCATATAATTTTATTAATACCTCGTCTGGCGAATAATCTGTCGACTCTTTAACAGTTGGGATATCCCATTCGTCAACTCCTCCATCTGCTTCATTTAATCTGTAAACAAGACTAAAACGGCTTGTCTTTTTAAGGTTAGAACTTGGAAGTTCTTGACTTTTACTTTTGTCTGCTAAAAATCCAACAACATCTTGATTTGGCACAGCAACTGCTTTTAATTTACCAAAGTTTTCAGATTGTTCATTAATATTTAACCAGTATTCTTTTAATGTCAAGTTACTATATCCAAAGAAATCGATCGCATTTAAGATTGCTTTATATGTTCCAATGAAAGGTTTAATCGTACTTGCTTGTAACAATAATTCCTTTCTCTTTTGATTTAATAATAACCAGTCTGGAGATAATTCTTTAATGTCAGAATCCTTAAGAATCATGTAATCCTCAGGACTTAATGTCATACCAATATTCGATAGTAAAACGCCTAGTCTTTCGTCTTCCTCTTCAGTTTCTCCATAAATTCTTATTGTTGCTATAAGAGTTTCAACACCTTCTGCATCAATTTCAGTTATATCTAAAAGTCTTGTGTGGAAGTTATCTTCCATGCTCATCAGAGCAACATTACATTTAATAGGGTTTAATGGAAGAATCGAATTGATTATCTTTACACCATTTGAATCGACACCTGTCGAAGATCCAGAGTCCAACAGGGTATGCATTTGTACCTTGTCTTTTTGAATTTCTAATTGTCCATTATTGTTCTTTGCGCTATATAAAAATATGTCTTCGCTAAAATCATATCCACTAAAAAATTCAAACTTAAATGAACTAGTTCCAGTATTCTCAGATATTGGAGTAACGAATTTGGTATTTCCTAAAGGTCCTACAACCTCTTCTAAAATATAAATTGTTAGCGTCTCATATAATCCAACTGACACATTTGGTAAATAACAAATACCTTCCCATATATTCGTTGTAGAATTATAGAGAAGGTTAAGGTCATTAGACTCACTGTCAAAGAATCTTAAATTTTTATATGCCATTTTTATTTAACTTTTTTATCGTTCTTTCTAATAGTGAACGATTTATATGCTTTTAAGTATGTTGTTGAATCAACCCAATCAGCAACAACATGCTGAATTAGAATAATAAAGTCATTCATAGTATCATTTCTCTGGATGTAATTAGAAATTGAGTTTACCAACATATTGTCTCGATAATTATTACCAATATGTAATCTATCGTCCATGATCGATAATCTACTATCGTATCCCTTTACCTTTCTTACTTTAAATAAATTACTAAATAAATCCATTATAGTGCTTTTCTATTTTGTGCTTGCACTCTACTAAAAATAGTATTCGGTACAGCGGGCTCATCAAAGTAAATTGAAAGTGCAGCCATTTCTCCCATTTTTGCATCATCTAATACTGTTGCTCCATCTCTATCTTGCCAACCTCCTCTGAACAATGCAACCTCTTCTTTTTCAAGAATAATATCTCCAAATGAATCAAGATTAATTACATTTTCAGGTAATGCAGCACCTGGTTCAAAATTAACATTTGATGTCACAACGTTTCTTTTAAAGAATACGTATTTTTGTTTTCCATTTCCAATATCCTCTAGGATTGGAGTACTTGGTGTAACTGTAACAGTTTCACTAGTGTAATATCCATTACGTCTCGCTGTTTCCTCTTTCTCAGAAACAAATCTAATATTTACTGAATCAATTCCTTCAACTCCTTCTAATAGTGCAATGATATCTGATTTCGGTAATCTGTCTCTTCTAGTAATATTAATTAAATAGTCTGAAATTTTTGAACGAATTGCAGTATAAAGATTTGATTTATCAAATCCTTCAAAATAACGAACCTTAACATCCATTCTAAAATATTGAGCTTTAGGTTCTACTATTTTAACTTCAGTAGTTACCATTTGTTGTCCTGATTCCTCAAGAACTTTTAATATTCCGTTCTTTTCCTGTTCAGAGAAAAAGAATTCCTCTTGGTGAATATTAAAATAGTCATTATTTTTTGTCAGTTTTCTAGCAGTGTCTGGTAACATAAACAAATATATCACGTTATCATCATCAATAAAACCGTCTTCTGTCGTATTATATGCGTCTAAATATGAAAACATTCCATATCTTGAAAGAAAAGACTCGTAATTTTCTGGAGTTGCCAAAACGAACGAGTGACTTTGCATTGGAGCAATTAATTTAGTCAATTCAATAGGTTCCGGATCAGATCCCATAACTGGAGCAACTGTGAAAGAAGCTTCTAATAATTGATTCAAGTTATATGTGTTTCCTAAAGAATCAAATCCTTCAGTTTCAAATTTAAAATTAAGATCCTTAGATCCTGATAAATTACCCTTTGAACCCTCTGTAACAACATATTCGATATTAATACTTGAACCTTCAGGGGGAATTATACCAAATGAACCATTACCAAAATAAATATCTAGACCACCAGTAATACCAGTTTTAACCATATATCCTTTAGAATCAGCCTTCATATCGTATAGTGAATCATATTTAGTCCAAAGTTCGCTATTTACGCTTACTCTAACTGAATGATGATCTGTATTCTTTTTAATAATTATATTAAAAGATTGTAATTTTGCGCCTGTTCCAGTAACGCCTTGCGTTTCAACTTTACCCTGAATTACAGGAATATAAATATATTCTGGATTACTTTTTTCAATTCTAAACTGATCATTACTTGTCTTTAAGATATATGAAAGGTTATTTTTGGTTGATTTAATAACTGTATTTGCTGGAATATTAATAGCATCTCCTGCAATATCATTAAATGCGCTTGTATTTAATCTCACTCTAATCTCTCCAACTGCTGAAGTTCCTCTAAATGCATCATGACCTGCAAGTCTTGCAAGTCCATATACTGATTCAGGGTTTTGTGCTGTTAAAATGTTTTGCTCAACTGTAGCATCTTCAATATAGAAGAAAACCAAGTTTGTAAGCTCGGTTAATACCTCAAGAATTTGGGCAAATGGAGATGATGTTGAAAACAAATCGCCACTTCGGCCATATAATCTACCGATATATGTCTTGGTATCAGCCAACATTTCGCTAGCTTTAATTCTAGCTTTTGATAAAAATTTAAGTTCTGCCATCGTATTTATATTTTATACATATAGTCCTATTCCATATCTACCGTCGATAGTTATGTCTATAAAAACCATGTTTCTTTCTGTTTCTTCTGTAAATTCAACACTTACATTTACTGGATATTTGTATGAGAGAGGACAATATCTGTATATTCCCTCGCTAATCATACTCTGCAGCATATTATCGTTATACCTAAATGAATAAACATAATCTTCAATATTTAATCCAAATTCAGAATTACCCATAACCTCGCCTTTATTTGTAAAAATAAGGGTTTCGATTTGGGTTAATAGCATTTGAATATCATCATCTGATTGCAACTGATCTGCATCAAAATTAGGATCTCCTAAAGTTTTTATATATAATTCCATAGTAATATATATTCTTTTAAGAATGCATCATCCAGTCGGTACCTTCGTCTGATTTAATTTCTTCTATTAGTTTATCTAATTCATCTTCGCCAAGACCTTTAATTAAATCCGGATTTACTTGAATATTTCCAGGAAGAGTAAAACCAAATATTCCTAATTTTTGTCCTAAAGAAATTTTAATTTTTGCTGCGCAATATCTAAAGAAAGCTTCATCTTGGAAAAGTGCGCATTCAGGAATTGTTTCATAAACTTCAAGAATAACGTTTTTCTTTGGTGATTCTCCAGTAAATCTCAACTCATGTGTTAATTGATTATAGTTGTAACTTAGAGGGTTTCTCATGATTTGACGAGCCATATCAAAGAAGCTTTCGTTAATTACAAAATATTGTAAATTTTCAGCAGCAGCTCCGGTTTTGGTACCACCGTACATTCCGCCCATTAACATTCTTTCAATTGCAAAATCTCCTTGAGTCCAGTTAATATCCATAGATCCTCCCCAATTAGCTCCAACTTCTCCAAGTCCATATACTGAATAAACTTCGTTACCTCCAGTTACTGGATTCATTCCAGGTAGTGTAAAACTTCTTGTTTTTTTGAAATGTTCTGAAGAAAATAATTCAATTGGCAAAACCATAAAGTTTTCTCTAACAGAATACTCATAATTTTTATAGAACCATTTTTTAGCTCTATTAACAATGTTCATAACTTCGTTTCTAGGCAAATTCATAGGAATCATACAAGATCCTGTTATTTCATCCGCCAATTCATTAACAAATGCATTAAAACATCCGCTATCCCATGTTGGATCAACTAAAGATCCTTGTCCGCCTATTATAATTTCACTCATCTTATTATTATATTTTTATATTGCTTTTGATTTAACAATCTCAACGTCATTATCAAATTTAGCAAGTTTTTTATCATACATGCCCTCTCTGAAAATACCGCCTTTCATTGAACCTTTAAACGTTCCTTTACCGTATACATATGAATCGTTTGCAACACAAGATCCATGTACGTAACATCCATCTAATTTTGAACTATTAATCTGTGTTGATGAATAGAAATTACAATAATGAATGTCCGATCCGTTAACATCGCAACCATACATATCGCACTCTGTAAATTCTCCTCTTAAAAAACAGTCAACGAATTCATATCCTCTAAGATCCACACAATATTCTAATCTCCCACTGGCGACTTGGATTCTACCAGAATCTGAATCATAATTAATATGTCCTTTTGAAAGATCGCCATGTGTGAATAATCTCATCACTCTTTCTTTAACGCTCGGCCAGTATAAATCTACTACTTTAGAATTATTATTCAAATCAACCGTAAATTTAACTCCTTTCCAATTCTTTTCAATTGTTTTCCAATCTTTACGAGCATTGATAATTCTTTGATTTGAAGATATTATTTTCTTAAGCTCAATTGAATTTAATGAAGTGAATTCGGTATTTTCAGTTGATTTCCATAGTTGCAATAAAAATTGGTCAACTAGATGTAGTATTGTTGTTGTTTTCTTTTCCCAATCAGCACCTCCAACATATCTAAATTCTAAATAGTTTTTATGTCTTTTGTCAAAATTGATTCCGTAATATTTAGTATCTGGGTAAATAAAGTTCTGTTGATTAATATAGTTTCCGTCAAAGAAATACGTGTCCTCTTTTGGAAGCACGAATTTAATAGATTTTGCGTAAGCTGAGTTTTCTCTTTTTGGAAAGAATTTGAATACTTGCTCTTCATTAAAATCAAGGATAAATTTAAGAACATTCATCTTCGATATTCTATACTTATTATCGATTTTAGATTTATCGAATGAAAGATTTAAGTGAATTGAAGATCTGTCATTTGTATATCCATTCTCTTCAATCCATTTGCATACATTAATAATCATTAATCTTGCTGCAAAATATGGAAGGGCTCCAGTAACAAGTTCTAGAAGCTTTGCTCCTCCTGACATATCAGGTTCTATTTTAAATTCATCTTGGGTTACTTCAAAATCACTATGCGCTTTTGTTTCAACATGAATCTTTTTGCCTAAAAGTTCTGCTAATTTTTTAGCAGTTTCATCGGCACTAAAATTTGAATAGAATTCAAATTCAACGCCAACTAAGGCATTTTGCAAAACGTTTGAATCGTTTAGGTTGTTCATTATTATCTAGATATTATTACTTAAGTTAAGTTATATATCTGAAATAATAACTACAACATTGAATCTAGTTTAGTTTGTAGTTTTTTAATTGATTTTTCATAGTCAACAATATACTTTTGCTTCCATATAATATTTTGATTTTTCCAAAATTCTATTTTTTTAGCAATACCGTCTACCATCTGTTGATTGTAGTATGATTCATCGTTATTGTAATTTTTAGCAGCATCTCTCTTTACAATCTCTGACCATGTTGGCCATTCATACCAATCGTTTTTATCTTTTAAAATCTTAATAATTTCGTCATCACTTAGTTTTAGATTAGTTTCTAAATCTTCTTTAGCTCTTTCAATTCTAATTTCATAGCTTTGAATTTCTTTATTAAGTTTTTCAAGCTTAGAAATCTT